GCTTTACTAGGTCTGAGTTACTTGGTAGCTCAGCTCCTACTAAACGTAAGAAAGAAGAAATAGTTCTATTACCATAACGCTCAAATTCTTTTTCATAAGTGTCTGGTAAGTACTGATTCAAAAAGTTGAAATCAGTAATGTAATTTGTAGCCAACGGCACTTGCTGTGGTGCTGGCTGTAGCGCAAAACCTGGCCCTACTGGAGTAGTGCCTGGCCCTAATAATTGTCCTGCCATTTTTTAATTTTTAAAATTTTGTTAATTTTTTCTTTTAATACTCTTAATCTTTAAACCTCTACCCTCGCTTGGATTAATTGCACGAAACTGAGTTCCTCCTTTAGAAGTAACTTCTGGAGCGGAACGTGTAGACATATTAATGTTTTTCATTTTTCTAGTTACATCTTCCGTTGCCGCTGCCTTACCTTGTTCGTAAAAAAATCTTGCGAACTTGTCAGGGTTCATTGCTGCTGATAATGCTTTATGATATTCAGCTGCATCTTTGACTAATCCATCTTCAGTCAAATGACTATTAATAAAATTAATAATAGTAGACTGAGCTTTCTTAATCTCTTGCGCAGAACCTCCAGGATTGTATAACAAATTAGCGTCATCAATAGTGACCTTAAAACCTTTAAAGTCTTGATTAAGCACCTTGTCAGTTTCTTTATTAAAGAAATCTACTTTCCTAGACTGCAGTTCTGACTGAGTCTTTGCATTCTCAACGTATTGCTTGTAAGCTTTATATTCTTCGCTGTCCTCAGAAATACCAGTTGCGCTTGACTCAAGCGGCTGGCGATACATTTCTTTTTGTTCATTGAAAAACTTCTTAGCTTTTACAATTGCCTTTTTCTTTTTTAACTTAGCTCTTTTAATATCAGACTCATCATCTATGTCTTCATCATAGGAGTAATCCTCCATTAATAGTTCTACATCTTCTTTATCTATACCTTCTTCGGTAGCTAAAAGATACTCAGTTAAAATTTGGTCTTCATTTAAGGAATCAAAGTCTCTGTTTAATTTAACATAATCTTCAATACCTCGACCAGTTTTCTTTTTATATTCAAAATAAGCTGACACATCTTCTGGTAGTTCAACATTGTTTTCTTTTTCTGCAAACAATTGGTCTACCGATGATATGTCCTTATCATATCTATTCTTAATAAAACTAAGAACGTCTTCTTCTTTTAGTTCAGCACCTTGCGTTTCCTCAGGAGCTGCGTTTTGTTCTACAACTTCAGTTTCTACTTGTGGTTGCGTTTGCTCTTCGTGTTGCTGCTCAGCTTTTTGAATTAGATTTTCTTCTACTTCAGCTACTGATTTTTCTTCAACAACACCTACTTCTTTTACTTTTATTTCCATTAGATTTAATTTTTGTACAAATATAGTACATTAAACAATTATAATTTATTTAGTTTATCTTGGGTCAAACTCTGCTAAATCAAACCCATCTAAACTATCTTCATTAGACTCAAAGTTTTGAGGAGGTAAGTTATTTTTTCTTTGATTAATTAACTTAGACTGCTCTGTGTTTTGTTGACTAATACGAGAGGCTTTAGCTGTTTCTCTCTGAACTTCTCTTTTTGCCAGAGCTTCTTCTGATATTCCTCTTAACTGTTGATTGTAATTAAACTCTTCAGCCATCAACTGGCTTTTTAGCATAGCTTCATTCTTCATCTTCTCAATTTCAAAAGCTATCTCTGCTTGTTTAATTTGCATCTTAGCATTCATCTCTGCTTGAGATTTTTGCATAGCTGCCTGCGCAGCCATTTGCTGAGACTTTAATTGTTGAGCGGCTTGCATCTGTTGTTTTAACATAGCATTCTTCTCATCACGTTCTTGCTTTTGTTTTCTTTTTACTTTTAGTAATTGATTAGCAAGTTTAATATTTTTAATTTCTCTTATATCAATAGCGTCTTCCAGGTTTATATCCTGTTTAGACAAAGCCATTTGAATGTTAGCCTCAAGCTGAGCCTTCTCTTCTTCATCAGGTGAAACCTCAATAAAAATACCAAAGTCATAAATATATAAATCAGATATATCATTAAGTATACTTACGTTATACTTTCCTATTTTATTTATAAAGTCTTCTTTGAAATCAGAATACTCTAAGATATCCGCCACTCTATATGTTAAGGCTTCGGCCAGTGTTCTGTAAAGATATAAGCTTCCTTGAAGTATGTGTCTAGTAGCTGTATTAGAGTTTAATGCTGCAAGCTTCTGTAACCCAACCAAAGAATTAGGGTCAGGCGTTGAGCCATCTCTAGCTTCATTTAATCCTGTTACAGTTCTAATCATGTTTAGATAATGATTATAGTTTGTAATAAGCATCTGAGTTTTACTAGCACCACTATTAGATGTAAGTTGCTGTATAGGAACTCTGGCTTGATTAAAGTCTCCGTCTTGTGTATAGCTTCTTCCAATTACAGAACCTGTTTGGAAATATAATCTTAATGCATCTTCAGGATTATACGCAGCTCCTGTCCCCAGGTCAACTTCATTTAATCCATCTGCATCTATAAATACTCCATCAGGCACAGTCCTGGCTATAACTTGTTGTAATTTCAAATGTGTAATCTGAATCAAATCAGCAAAAGGAATCATTCTTCTAACCAAAGATTCAATTACGCCTTTGTACATTCTTGGAGCTACAGCTACATAGTTTGGTAATGCGTGTTGTGAAGAAGACTGAGGACGAACCATATTACTAGCCAGTTCCCACTTCAAAAGAATATCAGTACCCATCACCATTATTCCGTCATACCAAACATCAATAGTTTTTGAAACCTTTTCAAACCTGCCCTCTTCCATCATTTCTGGTGGAGGGTTGAACTGGTCATCTTTTTCTATCATTTTCATAGCTCCGCTATCAGTAACTTTTTTCTTATAAACCATCTTTTTTGTGGTTTTATAATTGAAATACATCAATGTTACTGTGTCTCTATAAAAAATATCGTTCTGATAATATTGTGCTACGTTGTAGTAATCATACCAGCTTTGACTGTATTTAGATATTTTATCTAAGTCTTCATTAGTTAGTGTTGGGTCAATCTTTAATAGCTCCGTAATAGGAACAACTTTAATTTCACCCCAATAAAAACAATCTTTAAAATGTGGGTCTTCAGTATAACTGTACACAACGTTAGAAGGGTCAACATACTTAACCTCTACACCAGAGCCTGGTAAAAACTCATGCTTGGCTACACCAATACCTAATACTGTTAAATCATAATCAATACGCTTACGTGCATCTGCATAATGATTTTCTTGAAACATGGTGTCAATAGCTTCCTCTTCAGCTATCTCAATAGCAGGCTTATAGTTAAGCTGCATATACAATGTAAGTTCTTCGTCGTTTTCAGGAAGAGAATCAGGGTCCATCGTAAATGGGTCTGCTCCTGTCATGTCTTTAATATCTAAGAGTATATCTTTAGCGGCCATCTGGCCCTCAACCATATCTTGATACTTGCTTCTTTTACCCTGCGATAATGCGTCTTGAGCATAAGCTTTTACCTTGAAAAGTCTGTCTGACATTCCATTAACTACAATATCAACAAACTTAGGAAGTATAGGGACAGGTGTCCAATCTAAATTAAGATAAGATAAATCTCCATCTACTGCTAGTTCATTTTTATATTTACCAACTGATTGTTCTCCTCTTGCGTATAAGCGTAATCTGTGAAAATCTCGCCATTGGTTATAATAACGACAGCCATTGCCGTCTTTTCTAAACCACTCATACTGTATTGCTTGCCCTATCTGTAAGCCAAACTCATCAGTGGCTTTTTCTGCATCTGATACAAATTGACTAGGGAAGCCTACAGATGAAATATTTACTTTAACTTCTTTCATCTATCTAATTAAATCGCTTGTTAATCCCTTATTGGTATACCTTGCAAAGTTAATGGAAATTTTTGAGCTTTTCTTTTCAGGTGTATAAAGATGCTTTTGACAAGCCATGATTGCTAAACCACTGCTAATAGATGCATCAAACTTAGTTCTGTTTCCTATATCAAACTTTGCCCAGTCTTCTAAAGTCCTGGTAAACGGCATAGAACCCATCAAGTCAGAGTCTCTAAATGTACCTTCCATATCCAAGCCAATATGCTTTTCAATATATGATTCTATTGCAGCAGCATGAGCTTGTTTTATATCCTCACTGGAGTTTGGTATACCTCCTAATTCTTTTTCTGTTCTTGATAATTTATTAAAAACCTTATCAGGCCTATTCATGCTAAAAGCTCTGTATCCTCTGTTTTTAAAATGATACAAAAGCCTAGGCTTGTTATTCTCAACAAGTATAGGCATTCCATAAAACACACAAGCCATTAACACTTCTTCAAAAAATATTTCTGCCGTTTGAGGTCTTGCTACATACTCTAAGAAAAACTCATTGCTTGGAGCTTCGTCCATGTTAAATTTTGTAAGACCATGTAGTGCACCATTAGAACCTCTTCCACCTACTGTTCCAGATATGTCATAACTATCACAACCAAAAGCACCCAGGTGTTCATTACCTGGCATCTTTTTGCCATTCCTATTTATGACTCTATTCTGTAAATTTTTGTTAGGAGTCCACGACACCAAGAATCTTCCACGATTATTAGGTGTCCATATAACCTTAGAATCTTTTATTCCATCTTTCCATGAGAAAGACCCTCTTGTTAAATGATACTCTTTAATTGTAGAATCATTGTAATCAATCTGTTGATATATTTTTGTTAAATTAAATAAAGACTGTTTACTTTCATCTCTGAAAGCATGTGACTCAGTTCTTGGGAACTGTCTATAAAATTCATTTAAAGCATCAGGGTCATTCTTTAAGCTATCAACTTCAGCTTCCCAGTAATCTATTGCACCATTTTCTATAATCTCACCATCTACACCAATAGTTTTTTCTTCAGGCTTTCTAAAAACAGGCAATCCATATCTGTCTATAAATCCTTCCATATTCCATTCCATTGGAATAAATAAGTTATATAGTCCGCTTTTGGTTTGGCCATTAGAATTACGTTTGCTTAATGAAGAATCTTCGTATAATTTTTTAAAATTATCTCCACCCTTACTCAATGCATTAGAAGTAGAGCCCATCATACATTTACCTATAATCTTACTACCTAAACGTAAACAGGTTTTTGTAACACGCCAGTTGTTTAAAATATTATTTGGCTTTATCCATTTACCACTTTCATCATGCACTAACAATAATAGCTTCTCACCATCATAAGAGTTGTCATCTGTGTTTTTCCAATCTATAGTTGTATCTAATCCTAACAGTTCTTCTTTATCAGCATCATACATGTTTTTCTTTGTTATCTTAGACGCTGGTATTCTAAACGCTAACTCTGTCTTAGGTTTATCCATACCATCTTGTATAGGCTTGAAGAAGAATGGTAATCTGTTTGCTATAGGAACAACTTTATCAGTAAACATTTTCTTAGCGTCTGCTCCTGTTTTAGATAGTATTCCAACTCTAGAGTCTTTTGCAAGTGTTCCTGTGTTAACGCTCTCTGAAGAACCCATGTAAGAAAAACCTGAACGTCTTATTTTTAGATAAGTCATTCCAAAACTTCTGTTGTCAGCTTTACACGCCTCCCAATACAAATAAAATATTCTATTAGCTTCTCTATAATCTGGGTAACCAACATCTATAGATGTCCATTGCAAGTACATGTAGTGAGCTCCTGATATGTATGTAGGAACTCCATTGTTCATAAACCAATAACCTAACTCTCTATTATCAAATTCATTCTCAATATAATCAACCCAGTTATTTTTAAATTCACTAGGCATTTCATTCCATTGAAATATTGATTGAATTTTACTAAGAGGTTTTGGAATATCTATTCTTTCCCAGTATTGTTCAGATTTTTTCTTTGAACGTGAATGTATATTTTTTGGTTGTTTAGGCAGACCGATAATAAGGCCTTGTATGTTTATAATATCTCCAAGCTCACCGCTTCTAGATATACACACAAAGTCATATTTCTTGTTGTATCCATACTCCCAACTTTTATTTTTGTTCTTATTGGTAACTACGGATTTAGGCACATAATCTTGCACCACTTTATACATCTCATTATTTTGACCTACGCTCTGCAAATCCTTGTTTTGTATCTACTTTGTTATTTTTTTCTGCCATAGACAAAGCTTCTTTCTCTGCCTCTATCCTGCTTAATATTTCAAACGCATCAAATATAGCCAACTTCTTAGTAGCCGCTGCATTCTTAAGTCTATCTGCTGCCAAATCATCTTCAGGGTCTGGCTTGATGATATCTTCTTTAGCAACTTTAATTAATTGATGAACAGCTCTTCTAGCTGCGTCAATTATTTCTAATTTAATTTCCTTGTTTGATTTCATAATATCATTGCTATCTGATGGTCAAACATTCTATATAATTTTTCTCCATCTACTTCAAACTCATATTCACTATCTGGTTTGAAAGATATTAAATCACCTTTTTTAACACCTTGATTTACTAATGTAGTATTAGGATAAATCATCTCAGCAACTAAAGGCTCTTCTTTAGTATTCTTAAATATAATAGATTCTTTTGTTTTGATTGGTTTAACATAACAATATCTGTCATGAGCATGCCATTTATCATCTTGTTTAAACATAAAAAACTGGTCGCTGTCTACTAAAAACAAGTTGTCTTTTAAAAAACTTTTACCACTTTTTCTACGTCCTTTAATATCATTGTAGAATTTAAAAACATTGTGGTGAACCAGAAGAGTGTCACCTACTTTTATAGGGCCACAATAATTTATAGGTAATGCTTTTACTTCAGCATACCTGTTTGAGTACCTAGCATCTTCTTCAGATGAGCTAACAAGAAAATCTATTCCACCAATATTTTTTGTGTTGGAATATCTTTTGTTTTCTCTAGGAGTTACTATAAAGTCTGTTGGTGATTTCAAAAGTTTATATTGTATTCAATGGATACAGGTACAGTAAAACTAAACTCTTTCCAAAGAATAACAACATCTCCATCTTCTATGTATATTTTGTAGGATTGTAACTGCGAGTCATATTTAATTAAATGAATCTTATGTGTTCCGTTAAGAACGTCTTGTCCTACCAAATAATGCATAGCTCCAGACTTATAATCTGGACCGATGGATATTTTTCTTATATCCATTATATTTGATTTTACTTATGCGTACACTCTAATTTCAAGAGACGCATTTGTTAATTTATCATCACTATTATGAGTGAGTATTTTTATTTGACTTGTACTAACCGCTTCCCAAGCTATGTCATGGTTATTTTCAGCGCTACCTCCGTTGATAAAAACAATTGTTTTATTGGCCGTAAAAGGTGTTCCAGTGGATGTTATTGTGTATTCTCCACCAGATGTTCTAGCTAAATTTAAAGTACCTATGTTTGGTATATTATTATTTAGTTCAGAAACTACTGTTATAGGATTTGTTCCTGTTTGGCTTATCAAAGCTGTATATGTGTAATACGTGTTGCCACCGCCACCAGAACCTGTCCAAACTAGTTTTTGATTTGAACCTGCCGCTAAGACTTGACCTTCAGTTCCGAAGCTGCCAGTTGAGTCGACAATTCTTGGGAAAATAGTAAATGTGCTTATACTGGAAGATTCGCCTATAGCTGCATTTCCTTTTAACCAAACAGTGCTAAGAGACTCTGTGGTTAAGTCTCCAGTAATAGTTGTGGCTGAAACAATATCTAGTGAGCTAGCCGTTGTAGAGCCTATTTCTAAATCGCCTTTAATAAAACTACTTGTGGTGCTATCCCCTATCTCTGCTTCTTTTAGTACTTTTAATCTGTCTACTAAAGCTATCGCAGTATTAGTACCATTTCTAATATCTAAAGCAGCTCCAAGAAATGTAAATGTAGTTACAGATGTATCACTAAACGCTGTTCCGTTGCCAACATTACCTACTTTAATAACAGTAGAGCCTACCTGTTTTAGTATAGAATCTCCTATAGTTGTACCATCAGGGGTAAACATAGGGATTTGATTTAACGTCCCACTTCCAGATATACCGCCACTACCTGGGCCTGCAGCATCTATTGTGATTTGGTTAGAACCATTATCAGTTAGAGTAACATTAGTACCAGCTACAAACTTAACAGTGTCTACTGATGCATCTGAACCTGTAAGAGTTACGTCTACATCATTAGTTGACTGTGCAGAAGCTAAATCATAAGTTGTATCTGTGATTGTTGAAGAAACTGTTACATTGCCTGTAGCTTGGTCTACTGAAATTCCAGTACCTGCTATAATAGAAGATACATTCCCAGATGAGGTGTTAACAAAATTAGCAATATCTCCTATCGTAAATGTTTTTGTTTGATTACTAATTGGACTTGAGCCAGCGGCTGTTCCAATTAAATAATCCCCTGAATTAATTGGTGATTGATTAGGGTATGATAAGGTATTACTAATTTTAGCCATGTGTTATTCTTTTTTCTCAGTCACTTCTCCAGTTTCTAAATTTACAACTGAATTATCACCATAAGTTTCTTTTAACTGTTCTTCCATTTCAGAGAACATAGTTCTAATTTGTTTTATACCTTCTAAGATATTTTGTTTTTGAAGCTCTACATCTCCTAAAGATACTTTAGCCTGCACAAAAGAGTTGTGTAGTTCTTGTAATTTAGTTAATTCTTCTTGCGTTACTTTTTTAGTTTTGTCTGACATAATTTTAAATTTAATTTATTTTACAAATATATGAATTTTATTCTTTACTTATTTTTTAGTTTTTTCCCAACTACGTCCAACAAAATATGCACCATACACAGTAACTAATAATGTTTGAAAAATTGGAATATAAGCTTCGGCTATTTTAAATTCACCAATATTGCCATCGCTAAAACATAAAGCTGTAAATATGATAGTGAGATATATTAAAACCATTGGACGTATATTTTTTGATAGAAAGCTATCGCTTTGCATGTCATACTTCCAACGCTCAGTAACTTGCTCCTGAGCTTCCTTATCTGCTTGCTCCAGTATCTCTTGTACTTTTTGCTTAGCAACTAATTTTTCTTCCTCTGTGGTAACTAAGTCATCAATAACTTTTCCGACTTCTTTTATAACCCCACCTGTTAACCATTGTATAATTTTTTTCATAATCCTTTATATTCATTTTGTGCATCAAAATTAGGGCAGCTTTTTATTGAAAAATCCCTGTGCCCATGTATAGAAGCATCTGGAAATATATTTTTTAATAACCTTAATAAAGAAAGCAAGCTTGCTATTTGAGCGTTTGTTCTATTATCTTCAGGACACATTTCTGAATTTAATCCCCCTGCATAACAAATGCCTATAGAGTTTTTATTGTGCCCTTTTGTGTGAGCTCCAGATTTTTCTAAAGGCCTGCCGATTTCTATCTGACCATTTCTTTTAATAAAAAAATGGTAGCCAATACCTGACCACCCTCTTTGTCTGTGCCACTCATCTACTCTATCAGCATCAACATCCATATCAGGTGGAGTTGCTGAGCAGTGAATTATAATCTTATTTATTTTTCTTTTCATTATAATTAATCCATATTCTTTGAGCTGTATAAATTATAGAAGCTACTAATAGAATTAATTTTAA